TCGTAGTTCAATGCCTGCGAGATCAGCACCAACCATGACATAACCAGGACTAGCACGAAATAGCTTTCTAAATTCCAGATCACTAGGTACTTGTGCTAAGTTGGGGTTACGGTGAGCACATCGAAACGTGTTAGTAGCAACGGAACAATGGTGGTGGATTCGGTTGTTTCGTACAAGCTTCAGCCAAGCATTGGTGCCCTCAGACAACATACCCAACTGTTTCGTCAACTCAAAGCAACGAAAGAACTGCAGAGCTTCCTCTGTGCCTATCTCTTTGAGTACCGTCTCATCAATAGCTGTCTTACCAGCTTTGGTGTGCTTGCTTGGTTTCCAACCGTTTAGGTTCTCCATCACCCATGCGATGTGATCTCTACTGGTCGGGCTAAATTCCTTCAGTCTAACGAGAGTAGCTCCGGCGACGTATCCTTGTGATCGATTAGGTCTTTTCGGAGTAAACTCGCGTCCTGCGACGTAAGGATACCGCTTGCAAAGTACACCTTTAAGATCATCAAGCTCGGTATAGAGAGTTTGTGCAAGTTGCCGTGCAGCTGGCTCATCAAAAAACCATCCATGTAGTTCTTGCTCGGTGAGGATCGTTGCGACTTCATGTTCTAGCGTGATCCAGTCAGGAACGGTTGAAAGTGATTCCAAAGTTTTTTAGTAACAACAACATCTTGTACCATATATTCTTCCATCTCCTTTGACCACTCCTTCCAATCTGCCGTCTTACCGTAGTCCCCTTTATATACCCCGAGGCGGTAACCATACGACTCCAAACTATGCCTACCATACATTTGCAACGGCATCTTGTCCCATTTACGTAGCTTGTCGGTGTTTAGAATATCAGGGTGACAACTACGGCTAAGAACCAAAGTATCCAGAATCCTACCCACGGGGCTAAACCAAGGATAGAGCTTACGGATAACAGGAATATCGTAGTTAATGATGTTATGCCCAACAATTTGATTTGCGTCTTCAAGGCGTTGTATACCACGAGTGAGAGGTTCAGTGTTTCCTTCGTCATTATAGACAAGGGTTTGATCAGTCTCTGTATCGTAGATACCAAGACAGTGGATGCAGGTAACATCATGAAGCAGTCCGTTTGCCTCAATGTCAAAGATAAGCGTCATTCCAATGCCGGATTACACCAGCGACAATAAACAAGTTGGTGATGAAGATGAAGAGTTCAAGAAGATTTAGCCTTCGGGCTAGCTGCTTTCCAGACATATGTCTTATCGACGAACTGTGCCTTAGCTACGGCTTCAGGTGTTGGGGGATTGGGACGTTTGTAGGTAACGGGCGGCTGAGAGGGCGGTTTGATAATCATCGTTAAGAAATCCAATAGCAGAATTACAGGGTCGGCAGAGAAGCCCACGGACTTTACCAGTATCGTGGCAGTGATCTACCGCAAAACGGGAGCCGTCTCTGGATTCGGTACAACCACAAATGGCACACTTACCTCCTTGTTTAGTAAGAAGTGCAGAGTACTCTTCAACCGACAATCTGTACGTGCGTCTGTAGTGACTGTCACGCCACTTCTCTGGGTTTTTATCATAGTAAGTTTTAGCTCTTACCTTTTTACATACCTTACATTCTTCTGCAAAACCTGTTTTGGTGCTTCTGTTTTTGTGAAAGGATTCTACTGGTAAGTCTTCCTTACAAGTACAACACTTTTTAGAAGTCAGTACTTGGGTCAAATTCTCCGACATTTTGTGTCTCTATAAATTTACAAGTATCTAAATCATAATCAAGGTGGCAAGCGATGCCAACCTCACCTGAGTATCTGTTTTTCAAAACTCTCACAGTAGTGCTGGAATCTTTTCGATCAGATTGCTGATTTCTTTCCAAGGCTATCACGCCATCACTAAGTTGTGCAATCGCCGCACTTCCTCGCAGCTGTCCAAGTGTAACACGTGCTCCTTCTTCATGGTTTTGATCGCTTGATGTACGGCGCAGGTGAGAGACAAGGAACATAGCGACACCAGTACGTTCAACAAGGGAACGCAGCTTTGTCATGGTGGTGTCAATCATCCGACGCTCATCACCATCCAACCCACTAAGCAAGATGGAGAGGTGATCGAGGAAGATGACCTTTGTATCAAGACCAGTGGCTAGGTACTCAATACGATTGTATATAAGGTCAGGGTCAAACGAACCGAACCCATCAAACAAGAAGAGATTCCAGTTAGCTAGTGTTGTGTCGTAAGCTTTGGTAAGTGTCTCTCGATCATGTTCACCAAGGTGCAGTGACTTACCAACTGCTGCGGACATCAACCCTAGAGCTGTACGACGGTTGGATTCTTCAAGCGCCAAGTAACCGACTCGTTCTCCTCCACTAAGAAGGTGAGTTGCAAGCTCACGACAGAAGGAAGACTTTCCAATGCCAGATCCTGCAGTAATCGTGATAAGCTCTCCATACCGGATCCCGTGAAGCTTTGATTGTAATCCTTGAAATGGATACTCATGATCTGCTGGTGGTGAGGGTGTGGTTACTAGTTCTAGAAGGGATTTACCGTCGACGATGCCATCTGGACGGTAGGGTTTTGCGTTCCAAATAGCCTCACGAACTGCTTGAGAGTCATTAGCTTGGAGAGCATCTGAGGCATCTTTGTACGCCTCTAGACGAGCGATCTTACACTTGCCTGGTGGTAGTACGCTTGCCGCCTCCTCCGTTGCCTTACGGCCAGCCTCGTCATTGTCGAAGAACAAGACAATCTCCTCATAGCCCTGGAGCCATGGGATAGCCCGTTGAATCGACTTCCTCGCCGCTGCGGCACCGCTAGGTAAAGATACCATCGGCCACCCCGGCATAGCTTCCTGACAACTAGCTGCATCGAGTTCCCCTTCAGTGATGACGACTCGTTTTCCAGTGGTGGGAAACAAATGTTGTCCAAAGAGGCAGGTAGGTGGTTGCCCTTCATAACGGAAGTCCTTGTTCTTTGTCTTTGTCTTACATCCAATTAGGATGCCAGACTCATCATAGTAATGGAACCGTAGTACATCACCGTCCTTGTAGATCCTGTACTGTTGGCATACCTTCTCAGAGATGTTCCGCTTGTTCAGTCGTGTGGCGGAACCTTTGAGCTGTACATTGGTGGACATTTGATGAATGTGAATAGGCTCCTCAGTGTGCCCGTATGTATTACAAGCGAAACAAAAAGTGTGCCCATCAGAGTACAATGAGTTTGCATCTGATGAGCCACACGTATCACACGGTAAGTGCCTGACGAACTCGCTGTTCAATTCGGTTGTATTCATCAACTTGTTTTGAATGGTAATCGCGCCAGTCTTTGATAGCAATCAGGAAGCCTTCGACAAGAGCATCACCGTAGTGCGGATCGTCAGCTTGTGCGTCAGCAAGGAAGTCAGCGAATTGCTCGGCGTAGTACTCGGGGGTGCCGTACTTCATGTTAGCCATTCGATTGGGATGGTGGTGTATGAGGTCCAAAGGAATCCATTCTTCTCTGCCCACTTAGCGTAGGTGGTTTTGGATCCTTTGTAGATTTTATTAAATGGTGCTTGAAAGACGAATCGAATATCTAAGTCGGGATTGCTCTTCTTTACTGCGATCATCTTTCGTCGGTCCTCGCTTGTCAGGCGCCCCTTCACTTCGAGAAAGACACCATTCGGTAAATGAAAGTCGGGGATGTAGTTGCATTGAAGAACGTAGGCGAGTTTGCAATCTTCGTATTCGTAAGGGACTTTCAAGCTTTGGAGAAGGCTAGCTACTTTCTTCTCTAAGCCTGAGCGGAACATCAGAAGTCGTCTTCCTCATCCTCAGACACGTCGCTGATGTTAGGCTCAGATGCTTTGAACCCAGTGGTCTTACCAAACAGTTCAGCCACACCCTCAGCGTCCATGTCACCAGTGTCAGCGATACCAGCATTAGCCAGGGCTACCAGCTGGACACCAACAAGCTTAAGCGAGGTGCCATACGTAACACCGTCCTTAAGGATGTAAGGCTTCTGGTAGAACGCCAGTTTAACACGGCTACCAGAGTACATGGGGATGGACTCATCAGTGATGTGAGTGCCTTCCGTATCAACAACGGGCGGCTTGTTCTCTTCATTCCAGGAGAACTTCACTTTGTACTTACCGTCAGCAACTTCTTCCCACGGCTCAGGCTTCAGGGTAGAACGCTTCGGGTTCTTCAGCTTAGTCTCTGCCCACTTGAGCGACTCAGTTCGATCACTTTCCAGTGCATCGACAAGAGACGAATCAATGATAGCGGACAGGGAGTAGCCAAACTTGCTAGGCTTCAGTACAGCCTGGTAACCTTCAAGGACAACAGGCTGTTCAGTTTTGTGGATGGTGCGGGTCATTTAGGCGGAAAGATAATTGATTGCGTTATGGAAATTAGAGATATTTTCCCCGAGTAGCCCTAGTGCTGAATTACAAGGAGAACAGAGCAAACCTCTAACTTTACCAGTTGAATGACAGTGATCTACCATGAGGTACTGACCACTCCTCTTAGAGTCACCAGATCCGCAGATCTTACATACTCCGTTTTGATCAGACAGCATTTTGTCGTATTCACTCAATGTGATACCATACCTGCGTATGTACGACCACTCTCTATTCTTTTGTTTTTGTTCGGGCTCTGCGTTCCGCTCTTTATAATAAAGGCTCATACACTCCTTACATTTACTTCGGTATCCATCTTTGTAATTGACACCTCGGTGAAAGTGAGAAAGCGGTTTAGTAGCAGAACAATTTGTACAGGTTTTCATAGCATCTAATGTGGAGGGTAGCGTGGCTCCTATCTATGGAGCAAGGCTAGACCTCAACAGAAGAAGTATGTACTGTGGATAACCGACTCAGGCTCTAAGTCACCTATAATCGGAGGATCTGTTTCAGCTCCTATTTGATCAGCCCAGTTTTGTAAATAGTCGTGCTCAGCGAATAAGTGGAGATAAGTTTCTCGCACGATTGTACTGAGGATAGACATGTCCGTAGCACGACACAATACAGAGTCGTGTATCAGTGCAATGGGGGCGTTAAACCTAAGTGCAGCTAGGTGTAGCAGGGAAGCATCAAGAGAGTGGATAAGGTTGGGAGCAGTAGCATTCTTGTGGTGTAGTTTGTCTACCTTCTTACTGTCGTCAACAGCAACAGCAAGTTGGCAACGTCCTAGCAGTTGGAGATTGATCGTAACCATTTCCTTCTTCATCAGGCGTTGCACTACGACAAACCCAGATGGAGTAGTCCATTCAAGCTCAGTCTTACCGTTGTCAATCGCTTTGGATACCTCACTCTCGATCCACGACATTACAGCCATAGGACCAGGGACGACAACCTCCATAGCGTCTCTAACGGCTTTAACCGTAGCGTTTAGATCCTCTTTAGAGATCTCTACTCCTTTCTCCTTTAGTGCGTCCTTGATGTACGTACGGTTGGAGAATGGCTTAGCATTGTAAGGGATTGTCATAACTACCCTTTTAACCACCTTTCTGTCCATGTAAGGTTGGATGGACTCCGGACAGTTAGGTGTAGCAGCCTCAGCAACTACCTTATAGGCATCCTGTGGTTTATCACCAGGTAAGACGTTAACAAGGCGTGCTGTTGATTTGTCTCTAGCAAGCCCAGCCAAGATCTGTAGTCCTGAACACGTGGCATCAGTAGCGACAAACAATCCAGTGAACTGTCTATCACAAGCAATGACACAATGATAGTACTCTTCACAAGCAGCAAGGAATTGCCAAGGTTCATCAGCAGACTCCCAATCAGGAAGACGCCCAATAGGATCCAAAGCAATAGACTCGATGAA